TTTTACAAAATTATCGTCAGAACCTCTAATATATATTTCTTCTGCTAAAAATTTATTCTTATATTTGTTAATATGTTCTGACCAAATCAAATCTTTTATTTTGAGTTTAACTTGCTCTTTCTCCATGATTATTTTATTAATGTCGTTTCTCTATATTTTTTATAACCTCTTTCTTCTAATTCAAAATATTTCTCGGCTTTATACTTTATACCGACTGTTACTAAAAGTACGAGAATTAACACTTTTTTACTAATCATGATTATTTTATTAAATCCATTAATTAGTTATCTTTCTTTTTTTTCTCAATATGCAATGAAAAACCTTTATCCATCGCCCATATATCAATAGCTTTTAATATATCTATCAATTGCTCTTTTGTAGCATCTCTAATTCTTCCGACCTCCTTTTGTCTTAATCTAGCCTCAACCAATTCTTCAACTGTTGCATCTGGCAGTAATCTTTTTAATTCTTGTCTATTCATTCTTACATAAATCAAAGCTTCTTCTTTTGTTATTTCTCTAAAATATCCAGCCTCCACCTTCAAAGCCTCTTTGAAACTGTCTTTATTATAAACAAGCTTTCCAAATCTATCTGCTCCATGATTCGCTAAATACTCGTTATATTGTGGTAATAATTGATTTACAGCACTATGAAATGCCTTGTTTTGTAGATCAGTCTTTTCACCAGAAAAACAACTTGAATAAGAATCTTTAGCATCATCTTGCTTGTAGTACTGTCTTTTTAACTCAGCCTCTAAACTTATATTACGCTCTAAATCACAATCAGTATCATAAATCTTAACATTATTTCCATTTGGAGCAATACGATTTATATATTTAACTTGATTTTTAGAAAATTTGATTTTTTCTAATTTTTTCTTAAATTCTTTATAATTCATTTTATTTTCTTGCATAATAAAAAACTTTAGTTATTATAACCGCCATAATAAATAAATTATTAATTATGATAGCTTCTTATATACTTATAGGAATAAGTTTTATTGTTGTTGCTAGCTCTTTTTTTTAAGATTACTAGGGATTAAATCAGTAACGCATACTTCTAATATGTCAGCAATAAAAATCAGCCAAGACAATTTTATTTGCACAACTCCCCTTTCCCATTGCTCTAAGCTTTTTGCACTAACTCCAAGCTTTTCCGATACTTCTCTACGACTCTTTTTTTTAGCGTCTCTAATCTTTCTTATATTTTTACCGACAAGGTTATTGATTGCTTGATTTGTTAATTTGTTTGATTTCATTTAATTGTAATTTTAGGTTGTTTAGAAATTTTTTAGCATACTTGGTAGGAATAGTTTTGTTATTCTTAAAAAGATCATCAAATCTATCTACCAAGTTACTAATAGAAATTATTTTATTTTCCAATTCTTTTATAGTCATTTTTATTGTTCGGTTGAGTTTATCTTTTTATATCTAACCGCTTACCTGTTAAATAATAGACTAAATCTTCAATATCCATCGTAGATCCAGTAACTTTACCAAAATCTATAAAGGTATTATCATAACCCATGCAATCACCCGCTGGTGAGAATACTAAGTGTTTTTTAATTAAAGAAAAGTTATCTTGCTCAATAGCATTTGTTATTTCTTTTAAAACTGATATTGCATATTCCTTAAGTTTCTTTTTTTGCAATCTATCTATATCATCCGTATTTATACCTAAATCTGCAATATATTCTATTACTTCTTTATCAAAAATTTTGTCTTTTATAGTCATTTTTATTGTAATTTAGTTTTTATCTAAAATTAATTACTGATTCCAATAATCCGAATTTATTCTTTTACTAAATTCATCATAACTTACTTCTCTACAAGAAACCTCTTTCAATTCTACTGTTGTGCAATCTTTAACAGAAAATAATTTTCCTCTAAAAAATTCAGCCCAATACTCAAAACTAACACAATATTTAATTTTATCATTTGCTGGATCAGTGTACTCTTTGTAAGTATGAAATTCCATCCAACCCGTAAAATGATATATTTTATCATTTAAAATTAAATCACCAACCTCAGATATGATAAATTTATCTTGACAAGAATATTCATCAAGATAGTAATTTCTAAATTTAGTCTGGAAATTACTAGTATCTATAAGATCAGAATTTGGTAAAGGATATTTACAATTTATTTCATCAAACATTCCCATAATTATTGTAATTTAGTTTTTAATTCTTCTTTCTTTTTTTCCACCGCTTCGTGCATTTTAGGCATTCTGCTTTTTAAAGTTTTTATGTCTTTTTCATTCTCTTCCCAAATTGCTCTTAAATTACCTAAATCAATAGCCATTTCTAACTCGCCTATAATAATATCTCTTAACTCTTTACACTCATCATATAAAGATTGTCTTTCCTCTTCTAAAATATCATCTTTTTCTGCTGATGGTATATCTTCACCAGCATAGATATATAAACCTAATCCATGCCTTGCTATTGCCTTTGTTAATGCTCTTTGAATAGATGTATTAACATTAAAAGAACTAACTTGATCGACTGGAATTGATTTATTTTTATAATCCATTATTGGCAAATATTCTATATGCTCTATATCATCAACGGTAACAGACACTTTAACCCAAGCGGTCTTTCCATCTGTCCAATATATAATTCCGTTTTCTCTTTCGTAGACTTTATATTGTGATTTAGGATGTTTTATTTTTAATTGCTCCCAAGCAAAAGCCCATGATAAATAAGATAGATTACCTTTTTTCTCAATTTTGTCTTGAACATTTATATTGTTTAATTGCTCAAAATAGTTTAGTTTTTTTTCTTCTGTCATAATTTTTTGATTAAATTGATTACATAATTAAGTTTATAACCTGAAATTCTAAATGTCAAGCATAAAATATTAATTATTTTAATTTAATGTTGTTATCTTTTATTTCCTGTAAAATTCTTTCTATTGATTTTGATATATGCTCCATGTTTATTTAATTTATTTCTAAAAATCTTCCAAAATTACCTTGAATCATCACATTTGAGACACCTGTTCGTCCATGTCTATTCTTAGCAATTATTATCTTTCCAGAGTCTGAAAAATACCCGTCCTCCTTATCTTCTCTTCTATCTCTGTGTAATATCATAGCAACATCTGCATCTTCTTCTATACCTCCACTACTTTTGAAGTCATTAATTGTTGGCTCTTGATTACTTCCTTCAACTGCTTTTCTGTTGATCTGTGCTAATGCTAAAATTGGAATATCGAATTGTTTTGCTATTGATTTTAAGGCTGTTGTGTTCTCTTTTATTATTAAAGATTCATTTTTATTTCTAGTGTCCTCACCTTTCATAATTTGAATATAATCTACAACTACCAAGTCTACTGGTTGTTTGTCTATCTGGTTTTTAATAATCTGCTTAATTTGTGTTATATTTAGTCCAGATGAATCATTGACATATATTTTCATATTTCTCAACTCTTCTTTAGCTTCTTGCAAATCTGCTACTTCAGATTGATTTAGGCATTTTTTCTGAATCTTCCAACTATCAATAGACTTCATGTTTGATAAAAATTTATACATTACATTTCTTTTATCTACTTCTAGCGAAATAAAAAGACATCTTTTACCTGATCGACTTGCATTTAATATAATGTTTTGCCCTATGGTGGTTTTGCCGACGGACGGTCTTGCCCCTATGATATAAAGTTGTTTTGCATAAAGTCCGCCATTTATAAGGTTGTCTAATTTATAGAATCCTGTTTCTACAAATTTATCACTCAAATTCTCTGCATCTTCTTTGTCAAGATCGTCAAGAATGTCAGAGGTGCATTGCGTTTGTTTTTTAGGTTCTTGAAATTCTAGTCCTGCAATTTTATTCTGGAAGTCTGATGATAAATAGTTAAAACTTTTTTCTTGTAATTCGTTTTTACAATTTTCTATTAATTCGTAAAACTCTCTTTTTTGCCATAACTCAATTAATGTTTTGGCATAACTTCTTAAATCAGCAATTCCATTTGCTAACTGCATTAATGTCATTAAGTATTTAGAACCTCCTAAATCTTTAAATATCGAATTGTTTTGCATAAAGTTTTTAAGTGTCACTGGATCGGCGGTTCCCCCTTCCCTTCCTATTCTTATAAACTCCTTCCAAATTTCTTGATGCTCGATATAAGAAAAATGCTTTGATTCTAAAATATCAGCTACATTTAATAATAAGCTGTTATTCATTATTGCAGTTCCTAATATTACTTGTTCTGCTTCTTGATTTTGATAAATAGTCATAATTAAAAATTGTATTCTAACCCATTAACCCCCAATTCGTTTTTTAAAGAATTTAATATCTTTTCTTTAAGATCGTTAGAAAATGAATTATATTTATAAAAATTATCTTTGGTCATAAATAACTTTGCCTTATTTGAGTGTGTGACCTCTATTTTATTTATCAATGTGTCATTCATCATTTTATTGATTAAATCGGTTGTGTGTTGCTCTCTGTTTGATTTTGATTGATTATATTCATCTTTCCAGCACTCTTGATTTAACCATGTAGCAGGATATTTCCAGAATTGACTGTCTTTCGATCTATTTTTAATATAGCTATCTAATCCTGACATGATATTCTTAAAGCTGTCTTTCTTTAATGCTGTCTTGAGTTTATTTTTAACATCACTAGGACTTTTCTTTTTTCCGTATTTATTATAAAATTCTTCAAATTGTTTATCTATTAATTTACTATCTTTCTTACTATCACTATCACTATCACTATCACTATGGGCATGTTTCGCATTCGTTTGTATACCATCGCATGCGGTCGCATTCCATCGCTTTTTAGCATTCTCCTTGTTTTTCCTGCATTTTTCTTCGTATTTCTCTTGATCTCTTTTGAATTGATTTATAAAAGTCGTAGCTAATAAGTCTAAAACAGGATCAATATCTTCTGGTAATCTATTATTGATTTGGTAGTAGTA